CGAAGAAGTTTGCCAATTAGTGCAAAATGGAATGAATATAAAAACAGCATTAGAATCAAATGAAAAATATCCATCTTTCCCTACATGGTGTAAATGGAAACGTGAAAATGAAGAATTACTTAACCTTTATGTAAATGCTATCCAAGATAAGGCAGAAGATGTAGATTATAAAATAGATCAAACAATAAAAGAAGTTAGAAATGGTGAAATAGAACCATCTGTTGCAAATGTAATAATTCAAACATATAAATGGAAAGCAGCTAAATATTATCCTAAAATGTTTGGCGATAAAACAACATTAGATCATCAAAGTAGTGATGGAAGTATGAGAGCATTGGTAATTGATGATAAAACAGCAAAGGCAATAGATAAAAAATTAGATGAGTCTATTTAATGGAGATTTTGATAATTTAACTGATGAAGAATTGGCTATCGCAAAATACAGATGCGATAACTCACTATTATATTTCACTCGATTTTGGTATAGAATTTTAAGAGGTACTAAGTTTATTGTTAACTGGCACCATGAAGACATGTGTAACAATCTAGATGATGTATCTAATTATACATTATCTTTTTTGGGCATATCAATTGCCCCAAGGATGTCAAAAACAGAACTTGCAGCGGTTAATTTCATAGCCAGGGGAATAAGTAAAAACCCATCTTCAAATTGGTTATATATTACAGCATCTGATGAATTAAGATCTGAAACATCAACGCGAATAAGAGATATAGTGTCACATCCATATTTCAAGCGCATGTATGGGATTGAGCTAAAAAAAGACCAATCAGCAAAAAATCTATGGAGAACAAATAAAGGAGGGGGCTTAAAAACGGCGACTATATTTGGTCAGATAACAGGTTTTGGAGCTGGGCAAATGATAGAGCACAATGAAGAATTAGAAAATTATCTGAGAGATTTTGAAGGTTGTATCGTAATGGATGATATTAATAAAACAGATGATGCTGAAAATCTAACTGCCAATAACACCAAAGTAACAAGAGTAATAAGTAATACAGTATTAAGCCGGAAGAATAGTGCTGATACTCCAATAATCAATATACAACAAAGAGCAGGTACGGAAGATGCACAAGCTTATTTCATGAAACTTTATGCAGGAGATCCAAAAGCAAGATTTATGATTTATCCAATTATAAAAGATGGAGAAAGCTTGTGGCCTTGGAAAATGCCAATGGAGGAAATAAAGAAGCTTGAAAAGAGTCCTGAAACATCTCATGTATTTCAGACTCAATACATGCAGAATCCACAGCCATTAGAAGGCTTGATGTTTCCAGAATCTGAGATAAAAAGATTTGAAAAATTAAATGACCAAATAGAAGATGTACCTACATTCGCATATGTAGATACTGCCGATGATGGGGAAGATTCGTTATCTATGCCAATAGTAAAGATTATAAATGAAAAATGTTTTCTAATAGATGTAATATTTACAAAAGAAAATCTTACAATTACAGAAGATCAGATAGTGGCTAAATGTAAGGAGTTGAAAATTGATTATTTATTCGTTGAAAATAATAAAGAAGGTAGTTTATTTGTTGGAAATTTAAGAAAAAGATTACCAGATATTTCAATTTCTGGGATTCGTAACACAACGAAAAAGACAGAACGGATATGGGCGCAATCTGGCTGGATAATGAATAATATATATTTCAAAAAAGAATATGATTCATTATCTGAATATGGTAAATTCATGAAAGAATTAACTGGATATTTAAAGACTGGCAAAGTAAAGCATGATGATGCGCCTGATTCAATAGCAGGATTGTCTAAAATATTACGAAATAGATTCTATTATTTATTCGATTCTGAATAATCAAAATGTTAAATAAATATTTTGTGTCTATTGCCTGATGATATTAGACTAATTAATTAAAAAAGAGAGCTATAAAAAACTCTCTATTTTTAATCGTAGTAAACAATAATTAATCTCAATCAGGAATATATATCATGCTTGGCCTAATGTAAATACCTGGAACTTTATTTGCTAATAAAATATCTTTATAATCACTACTCCAATCTTCAGTAAAATCATCATGTGGTTTGTTATTGCATTGAATAGCATAGTGGATTTGACATCCTGCTATAATTACATGTAAAGTATTTCCTGAAATTTTAGCAAACCAATTACTTGAATTTCTATTTGTTTTAACACCAAGAAAATAATCTTCAATAATTTCAACATCGCCCCAAATTGCTTTATACTGTTTGCCATCTGGAGCCAAAAACCAATTATCAGTCGTTATTAAATATTTTCCTTTCATATCTATTTATTTTATTAATTACATACATTTGTTAGATGTGATTTTATAAATCAAAAGTTCAGTAGCCTTTTGTAAGCACATCGTGACTTTAGAGCACATTTTGAATTCTTATTATTATGATATTCAATAAATATAATGCTTCACTTAACCACATTGCGCCAGTTTCATAATCTAAAACTTTAATGCAGTTCTTGTATGATTCCATGCACATTTGATAACGTGCAAATGTTAGACTTGTAGGTGTAAATTTTGCCATATCTATAAATTTTCTCAAAGAAACTAAATATTTCAATGTCATTAAGAGAAATACTCTTTCGCTAACTTATCTATGAGTTTTATCGCTTCATTATCTTCGGCATAAAATACCATTGATGCGCTACCGCCATATATTCTACTACCAACCCACGCTCTCAAATGTGATTTAATTAAATCATCGTGGCTACATTTACCTCCTGCGGTAATAAAATCACCGTCTTTTTTAATCGCTTCGTTGAAAATGCGATAAAAATCTGTCTTATGTTCAAATAGTTTTTGCTCAAGTCCCATAATTAATTAAATTTTGCCGTCATTATAAACAAATTTTTTCAGCCAGATAAATAATGTTTGTTAGCAACGATTTAAAATATCTTTTACACTTGGTGCTAATCTTTTGCGTTCTTCGTATTGTTCTGTTGGGTAAGTATATTGGTTTATCACTACCGCTTTTTTGCCTGTTTCCTTTTCAAATTCTCGTCTTAAATCTATATCGTCCATTATCTTTATTTTTTCCAAAGTAACTAAATATACTATTAAGAATCAATATAAATTAATAAAACTGCCTTATTTGTATTTATTCTAAATAATTACTACTTTTGGGAAAATATATTTTTATAAAATGGTTTGGAATCCGTTTAAGAAAAATAATGCTAGTAAAGCAATACCTTTTCAAGGTACTCAGACAAATGCAATTAGACGTATATTTACAATAAATACAAATCAGCCAATATGGATTAATACTACTACCATGTTGGAGATTGCAAAGATATTTAATACAAATCCTGTATTATATTCTGTCATAACAACAGGAGCTAATTACCTAGCTAATGGGAAAGTCAATCTCAAAAATATTAAAACAGGCGAAATTATAACGCGCGATAATGTTTTACTGAATCAATCCCTTAAAAGTAATAATATAATAACAAAATCTTTCGATTTATTTGATCATCCAAATCCATTGTTCAGCAGATGGGAATTTTTAACTAATTATCTAGTTACTAAATGGCTATTTGGAAATGCATTTATTTACGGTAATTCGCCTCTTGAAAGATTTGATATTACTACGGTTGGAACAATGTGGAATGTGTGGCCTCAATATATGAGTGCAGTATTAACAGGGAAATATTTCAGTGCAACTAATACAAATGATATAATTAAGGAATGGGTTTGGGGGTTAAATGGATTAGGAACTAATACAAAATGGAAACCTGAAGAAATATTGCATAGAAAAGATGTCAATATATCAATTGATAGGCAAGAAGATATTGTATTTGGAAGGTCTAGGGTCGAGGCTTTAAATAGGCCACTTAGTAATATTTCATTGGCATATGAGGGCGAAAATAATGTATTAAATAATATGGGTGCCAGATTTATAGTTACTGCTGGAAAAGATGATGCAGGAGTAGTTCCGATTGGCCCAACTGAAAAGAAAAACATACAGGCGGCATTTGATGAATATGGTCTTAAAGATAATCAAAAGCAGGCATTAATAGCCGAAGGGGTTGTAAATGTAACAACAGTAGATCAAGATATAAGAAAACTTGGGATATTTGAAACAATTGCAACTGATGCAATGAGTATTGCGAATGCTTATAAAATAGCACATGATGTAGTCAGATATAATTTGACTGGATCAACATTTGAAAATCAGGAACAAGCAGAAAAAAGAACATATCAGAATGCAATTATCCCTGAATTTAATGATTTTATTAATGATTTGAATGATTGGCTTAAATTACGTAATTATGGATGGGAATATGTGCCTGATTGGTCGCACATATCCGTATTACAAGAAGATAAGAGAGAGCAAGCTTCAGCCAATAGCCTAATAAATAAATCAATGATGGAGGCATTTAATAGAGGTGCAATTACATATAATACATGGCTTAATGCTATTGGATTGCCAGATGATAAGCAAATAGGCGATAATAGAATATGGGATTTGACTCCTGAACAATTATCTGCATTGGGAATTAATATGAATAAATCATCTAATTTGGAATAATTCTAAATAATATATACATTTGTATAAAACAATAAGTTATGCCAATACCAACACCAAATAACGGAGAATCAAGGGAAGATTTCATGAATAGATGCATTTCTTTTATTATTGATGAAGGATCATCGCAAGATCAGGCTATAGCTATTTGTAATCAACAATGGAGTGATAATAAAATTAGCAATGCTAAACAAATTAACATATCTAAAATGAACTTGAATAAAGATATATTGAAATGATACATTGTAGTGAATTAAATAAGGATTTTGAGACAAAAGAAGCGTTGTTTGACGCTTTAAGGTCTGTTCATAAAGAAATTATAACAAGGAAGAAAGAGCAGATTTATAAATCATGCGAAAAAGGTTCATCCTTGACTGCAAAACCAATAGATCCATTGAAATTATCTGATTCAATTAAAAATTTAGCCATTGATTCAGATTATTATTACATAGCTGTTAATACCACAAAAATATTAGATTCCCATAAAGATTTACATCTTAATGGTATTTGGAATAAAACAGTTAAAGAACAACAGGGTAAAGTCTATTTAGTCGCTGATCATAAACTTGAATTAGATAAAACTATTGCTAAACGCGAATACATTGAAATGTTTACGGCTAATATTCCATTTGCATTATTAGGAAAGCCATATGAAGGAGATACTGAAGCATTAATATATAAGATTCGCAAGGATAAAATAATCAATAAGGCAGCTAAAGAATGGCTAGATAGCGGCGATGCTATCGAAGCAAGTGTTAGAATGCAATATGTTGATATGATGTTTGCTGCCAATAGTAATAAAGAAGAAGATAAGCAATTCAAATCTAATTACGATAAATACATTAATGAAATAGCCAATAAAGAAGATTTTGAAGATGAAATTTTATATTTCTGGCCTATAAAACAAGCAAAGAATAAATTTGAAAGTAGTTTAGTATTATTTGGAAGTAATAATACTACTGGATTAATAACAGAAGAAACAGCCAAAGAACAGCCGGAGAAATCCACTGATGAAAATCAGCCGGAGAAATCCACTGAAGAAAAGGCAAATGAAATAATAATTGAAGTATTAAACAAATTAAAAACAGATTAAAATGGCTGATAAAACAGTAAATGAAATTGTTGAAGAAGTAAAACGACATTTCGACGAAAAAATTGAAGCGGCTCAGAAAGGCAATATGTCTAAAGAAGAATATGAGTCATTCAAAAATGATATTCAAAATCAATTAAAAGATTTGAATATTGAGGAAACAGTGAAGACTCAGATTCATGAAAAACATGCAGAATTACTTGATGAATTGAAAAATCTAGGCATCGAAGTAAAGAAATTGAAGGAGTCGAATATTGACATGACGGAAAAAGAAAAGAAAGATTTTGACAAGTTGACTAGAAAGCAGCAGTTTTCCTATTTGATGGAAAAAGCTATGAATAGCGATGAATTCAATTCATGGGCTAATACAGATATGAAGGGAGCAACGCCTAAAATGGATGCTGCAAAAGTTACAGGATTAGCTTCTGATCATACAGGCACTATCTTTGTAACTGAGCCTGTTGATAATATTCGTGATATTCCGCGAATGCAACCTCATATGCGTGATTATTTGGCAACAAGTTCAACTGATGAAACGAAAATCACATATCCTGAGGTAAAGGATTATAATGACATTTATACTCTTGGGACTCAGATGTTAACTGAAAACGAAGAAGTAACTGATGTATCATTTAAATCTTTAGAGCAAACTTCTTCTGTTGTGCGACTTGGTGTTTCAATGAATGTATCAAAGCGTTATTTCAGAGGCCGTTCTCGCTCAATTATTGATCACGTAGTAGCCCAGGTCCCAGATGCTTTAATGTTTAAAGAAGATGTCCAAATTCTTCATGGTGATGGTTCTGGAACTAATCTAAATGGTATTATCACTGATGCTCGAGCTTTTGATTTGACGCCTAGTGCTTATGTAGCAACTGATATTACAAGTGTGGCATCTTATGATGGAGGCACAAAAGCATTAATTACATTTGCTGTACCTCATGGATTATTATCTGGTGATAAATTAACTATTGCAGATGCTACAGAAACCAGTTATAACGCAACTCATGAAGATATATTATTGATTGATGAAACTAAAGTTGTAATCAACCTCACATATGTAGCTGAAGCAGACACATCGGCATGGACAGGAACAGGTACCTCGTATTGGTATCAGTCAGTTGATGGAGCGCAGGAATTTGATGTATTAAGCGCAGCAGCTTCAATTTTAGAGGCCGGTCTTTATAATGCAAATGCAATTTTTGTTAATCCACAAACTACAAGACGAATTGGAACACTAAAAGGTAATGATCTTCATTATGTTGGTGTTTCTCGTGATGCTGCCGGACGTTTAAACATGGATGGTATTCCAATTATATCAATTCCTGTAATTCCTGCTGGATGGTTCTTGATTGGTGATTTCTCTGCTAAGAATATTGAAATTAAAGACTATACAACAATGTCTATTCAGTTCTTGGAAGATGTGACAACTAATAAGACTAATTCAGTTGTTGTATTGGCAGATGAGGAAATTCACTTAGTAAAATATAATCCTAAGTGGTATATCTATGATAGATTTAGTTCTGCTAAAACGCAATTGGAAACACCTGAATAATAACTGGGGGAGATCATCTCCCCCTTTAATTAAATTAATATGAAAGTAATATTAAAAGGTGACGATAAAAAGATTAAGGCGTTCTTAAAAAAGGAATCATTATACATGAAGCGTAATAGCATAGAATTAGTTGAAAACAGGAAAAGTTCTGAAATGAATACTGAAATTATTACGCAAGTGAAAGATGATTCTAAAAGTGACGAACCAAAGAAAAGAGGTCCAAAACCAAAAAATTAACAAGCAATGGCATTAATAGATAAGACATATTTTCAGAAGCGAATAACAGCAATACCAAATCTTAAAGATGAAGTTTTGCAAGATTTAAATGATCATATATCGCTTTATGAACATGATTATCTTAATAATGTCTTAGGAGTTGATTTGAAAAATGATTTTGAAACTGGAATAAGTTTACCTACTCCAGCTGAAAAATGGACTAAATTAAGAGATGGTGCAGAATTTGAATATGAAGATATTAAATACAAATGGTCAGGATTTAATAATATTATCAAAGATTCACCAATTGCCTATTATATAATGTATTGGTTTGTTAGAAATAATAATACATCGTTTACAGGTATAGGTGCAGTTACTAGCAATTCTGAGAATTCAACAAGAATAGATCCAAGAAGAATACTTGTTGATAACTGGAATAGCATGGTTAAGCATAATGATATATTAGAAAAATTCTTAAAGGCAAATGAATCTGATTATTCAAATTATGAACCTCTTGATACTCTAACTGAAATAATTAACGTCTATGGAATCTAAAGACATTGTTATAGTAGATATCTTTAGAGATATTGTTAATGAAATGAGAGAAACCGCATTAATTACTTCATCAAGTGAAGTAAGCGGAAGATATACACTTATTTCAGATAATAATTTAAAAGAAGATGATGTTATTTCAATAAATGATATTGATTATCTTGTTGTTTCCCCTACTTCTACTCAATTCGAAATTGATGCTGATACTGGATTAGATTTCTCTGGTAATACATGGCAAGCTAAAGCACCATATTATATGCATGGACATCCTATTGAAATCGTTAATAGGCTTAACAAAAAGAATAAAGGAATTTATAGTTATCAGAAATATCCATTGATAGCTTTATTCCAAGATTTTGAAGAGGCTATTAATCCTGATGAGAAAAATTATGCATCTATTAGTCCAACGTTTATTATTGCTAATTTGACAATGCCAGAAATAAAAGCAGATGATAGGTATGATAGAAATTTTAGAAATATATTATATCCATTATTGTATGATTTTATTAATGAAATGCATTTAAGTATGAAGTTTTCAATTTTAAGAAAAAAGGACATTGCATATACAAAAATTGATAGATTATATTGGGGTAGTCAAGAGGGACAATCTAATCTTCAAGATGATTATATTGATGCTATAGAAATTAATATTAATAATTTACTTGTAAAAGAATTAAATTGTAAATAAAATGGCATACACAAATGATAATGCGGTATTATGCGGAGGCAGTAAGCAAAACACAGGTACTCAGAATTTTTGCAGGGATTTTGGATTAATTGTAAAACCAATATTAGCCCCTGTAAATTGGTCGATTCCCTATGCAGATGCAAAGGTAGAGTCGAAATGGATTGAACAACTTCAAGAATTGCCAGCAGCAAGGTTATATCCAATTGGAGGTGTGATGGATGTTGACAATGAAAATGAAGAAGCACAATATGACGAGGGAGCAGTATCAAGGGTCTTTATCAGAGATGGAAAGACAATCTATACAGCTATGGTTGAGGTTACTAGATACGGATTCAAGCAGCTTGTATCTCACTCTAATAAACCATGCTCTGTTATATTTGTTGATGACAATGAATTCATTCAAGGTATATCAAAGCAAGTTAGCGATGTAGAGCATTTTGCTAGTGTAAATCTTGAAAATTTTACAGTTGAGAAGTATGCTCCTGTTAAAGGCGGGGAGGCGATGAAATGTAAAATTGTAATGGAATTAGGAGATCCAAAAACATGGTATGATAGCCCATCTGTGGTATCTGGATTATCTTTTTCTCCAAGTCAATTTAATGGACTTGAATATGTTTTGTTAGGCGAAGAAGGAACTCCAACATTATCAGAAGTGATAATTAAAGCAGAAGCTTATAGAACTGGCACTGCCGTTCCTGGAGCAAGCGAAACACCAGGAGAGGATTGGACTGTAAAAAATGCGGCTGGTGTTGAACAAACTCCAACGACTATTACTGATAATAGTGATGGTACATATACATTTGCTTTTGGAACTCCTCTCGCAGCTGGAACTTACACGTTTAATTTTGTGCCATCCAATGTCATGACTTTAAAAGGATTCGAATCATTAGAGGCAGCAACTGTAATTCTATCGTAATGAAGCTAATTGAATTAAGCGGTAAAAAAGTTAATATTGAAGGTTTAGAGTTTACAGAAAAGCAGTTTATTGAATTTTTTGGACGCTTGAAACCTTGGAAGGGAATGCAAGTAAAAGACAGACAAATTGTTTTAAAAGAAGATTACAAAATCTATTTAAAGCACAAGCCGAAGGATAAGAAAGAAGAAGGGGGTAATTAGCCCCCTTTTTTTATATCAAATTCATCATGTATCATTGCAAATAATACATCTATTTTATTTAAATCTGGATGTTCTTTATTTATTTCTTCTTTTGCTACTAAATAAAGATTATGAATATAGCTTTTAGGCCCTGAGTATCCAAATGACATACTTACTGCATGTTGTATTTCAAAAGCAGCTGCTCCAATATTTAATACTTTTCTGAGTGCATCTATTTTCTTATCCATTTAAAACCAATAAAATCATAGCTATTAGTGCCAAAAATGATATTAATGTATTCCAGCAAATAAATCTTAGTGATTTAAAATCCTTATTGTATAATCCATAGTAAAAGCATTTAAATGAATTTAATTTATCTACGTTCATATTTAATCAATTATATTTAACATGATTCTTATAAAACAATTTAGAAAAACTACTAGCCATATACACGGCTTGATTCATTATAATACTCCTACCCTCTTTAGATTTAGCTAGGATATAATTTATTTTGCATAGGCCATTGTAATAGGCCATTTGAAGTGATTTATTCATATCATTTATCTTTAAAAGTTACACTAAATCTATCCTTACCTATAACATCATAATGACATTCTATATAATCAACAATATGGGCCGGTAATGAATCAGGAAATGAGGAGCAATGATATTCATTAGTTGTATCATTAAACTCTACCATGCCTTAGAATTGTGCTTTTTGATGACTTTGTTTAGGCTGTTCATATCTCAACGTTTTCAATTTAATTGTTAGATTTAAAATTAACAAATAATTAGATATATACCGCATTGAAACGCGGCATATATTTTTGTTATGTTGCATTAAGCATCATGCAATTCCATGTACTTTTACCACATATTTCTGTTATTGCATTTTCCATATCAAGTCCAATTGTTTCTTTCCAATTCCATGTTATTAACGAAAATAATAGTGATAACAGAAATATTATTACCCACATTATCCAACCTGCTATAAATTTAACGCAACATAACAAGCAATATAAAAAATGCCTTAGTTTGTTGGTTATTGAAAATTTGTGTTTCATATTATTATTTGGTTTAAATTGATAATTCAGTTCGTTATAGTCGGCACTTTTCATATTGCCGACCGTTATTTATACTACTCAACATTTACATTATCATATGCAGGCACCCAATGTCCAATGCAACTTATATCATTCATATCATATATATTGCAATGTCCTAGCTCTTTTATCTCGTAACTAATACCTTTAGGCACTATAATATTAAAACTTTGTGAACCATAATATCCTACATCTAAAACAAAATTTCTAATTGCAATATAATTATTGCTTGGATAATTATAATTGTAATAATGAGTTATATCATTTTCAACTAACCATTCCTTTAGCCAGATTTCATAATCTTTAACAGTTGCATTTCTTAGGTTGTTTCTTTTGAATTTCTCAAATGAATCTTTTTTTCTTTCATACTCTAATTCATCCATTCTTCTTCTTCTATCCCATTCAGCTTGTTTTTCTTTTTCTTTTTCTCTAAATGCTAATATTTTCTCATTCATAATATCTTGTTTTATATATTAAAAATAAATCAATATTTTTTTATTAGTCTGTATTTCAAATTAATTTTTTTGCATAATTGTAATCACATTTTATACAACTATACATTATTTATAACACTCAACCTTATTCAATTCAACCTTAACACCAGGCAGCTTATTCAACGCCTTACTAAGATCAGTAATCTTGTTATCAGATTTAAGCCCTAATCTGTTATTACACAACTTCAATTTAGCAGCATATATAGCGGCTATAGTATCATTATTCTTAACATACACATGAGAGAATCTAACACCATTCTCATCTGTAATCTTCAAAGTAATCTTGTAAATTTTCATCTCTTTAGTTTTTAGTTTCACAAATATAACGAAATCTAATAATTAAAGTTGCATGAATTTGTAGTTTAGAATGATTCTATTTATTATACTTGTTAGATAAATACTGTTGACATTTATTGTTCTTCATTTTCTTTATGCTTAATACAAGCACTTTTTAATTTCTTAGTTAAGTTAATACCTTTTGTGCATATCCTAATGTATCCAGAACTTTGTGATTCTGGAATAAAGTTTTCACAATTAATACAACTTTTAGTTTTAGGATTCCAATAACATATTTCTTCATGTTTTAAAGTGTAACTCTTATTTGCAAAAACTTCATTACAATGGTCACACCTATATCTAATTACTTCTTTCATGAGTTTAATGATTTTTTATTAAAATTAAGACTATCGGCAAGTTTATTTACTTCTTCTTTTGCATAGTTATAAATAAATTTGTAAGGTAATTTTTGATTCATTCCATGTTCAATTGCTTGCGTAGCCCTATATTCTAACATTTGAATATACCCAAGTTCCATAATATTAGCTAAATCACGCAATGGACTACCTTCTTTAACTTGTATTAATAACTCTAATGCTTTATTTGTCATTTTAGTTATATTCATATAATACATGTTAGCTGATTTACTACCCTGGCATGTGGCATAATCAACAAACTTTTTTATAATATCCGTTTCAGCACTTCTGATTGCCTTGCATTCATTTCGTGCATTCAACCAACTTGCATTTTGATGATTTAATAATGCTTCTTTCATCATTGAAAATGCTTCGATAATGCTATCTTGCACTCTTTCTGCATTATCATATCCTTTCAGATGCATTGCCAACTTCATATAAGCTTGTTCATTTAATTCATACATTTTATAAGACCTATTCATCTTATTAGTGTATGTTGTTTCAATGAATTTTTGAGGAAATTTCAATGGCTTGGTCGTGCCATTGTTTTTTTCTGTTCTTTCAATTATTCTTTCTATGGTATTTATTAGAACTTTATGAGGAACGTCTAATAATTCAGAAATCACAATTGAATCAGTAAATACTTCTTTCTTTAAAACATGTACCAAATCTGTCTTCATAAAAACTACTTTTAATATTGGTGCAAATATAGCATTAAAATATCAAAGTCAAAAAATAATATTAAAAAACATCATTTTATTTGCTCATTAATTTTATTCGCTTTATATTTGCATAAACAAAAACGATAGAGATATGACTATTCAATTACAATCAGTAGGTAAAGTTCCAGCTCAACCAGCATCAAATATCAAAGTTGGTACCAGATTAATGTGGAATTTCGGAAGCGTTTCAGAAGTATTAGAGATAGTAAAAGAAACAGCAAAAACAATCACTATTAAAGAAAAGGTATTGCGTAGTGATTATATTGGAGAGAGAAAACTTTTTAAAAATAGACTAGTAGCCATAATGTAATGGCTACTTTAAAACTAAATGATATGAGTAAAAATAATGGTGGACCAGCTTTCCCAGTTGATGGACAATATGCATCAGATGCTCTTAAACATAACACTCAAGGCATGAGCAAAAGATTTTATGCGGCTTGCGCGGCTATGCAAGGAATATTGGCACATTCTGGATACTATGATGACAAAGGTATTATGCAAGGATTTGTCCATAGAGCTTATATAATTGCCGATGAATTATTAAAACAAGAAAACGAATAGATATGAAAAATCTTACCCAAGAAGATTTCGAAAATCAAGTAAATGATGAATCTTTATGCCCTATTTGCCATACAGAAATGACAATGGAAAAGCATAAGAAGAAGACTCATTACTCCAAAGAGAAAACAGTTTATAAATGTCCTATATGCGGATTTAAGCATAGAAAAAGAACCCAGAATGAAATATTAAGAGATATGGGTTTGAGAGATGAAGAATTTTAATAAGATAATTTAATAGCCTCAATACTGGGGCTATTTTTAATATATTTGTAAAATGAAAACAGCAAAAGTAGGTGATTTGATAGAGTGGTCTTTTGATAAAGATTATGCAGATGATAGATTGGCCGGAAAGACATTCCAAGCTGAAGTAAGCGTAATAGATCGCGCTTATAGTTGCTATTGGGTTAACGCTTCGTATGGTCAGGATATGATACAGTTTGATAAATGTAAAATAATTGATTAATAAAAAAGGCTACTTAATAGTAGCCTTAATTTTTATCTATTCTAACCAATATCTAAATTTATCCCCTATTTTATCCTTCTCTTTAACCTGGAATGAAAAACATCCGCTCATCATTTCTCCATATTTCCACTCTTTAAAACACAACCAATCACCAATGTGATATTCTTTTTCTGACTCGTAATGATGAGGGTATAGTTTTAATCTTTTAGTTCTTATGAAGTGTGTCATAAATTACAATTTACGCATGGGAATTTATCGCCATTTATATCTAAAGAAATTATACTTTCTTTCTTGCATCCATCCTGGACTGTTCTTAATGAAATACACATAACTTTTGAATATTCAGCTTTAGATGTTAATCCTGAAATCTCTGCGCAATCGCGCAATATATCAAGTGCTTTATGAGGATTTGAACCTATTATATTGCGTATTTGCGCAATCTCTGATTTGGTTAAGTGTTGATATACCATGATTTATGATTTTTATTAATTATACAGATTCGTTGTAAACAATAAAAATTATTGCGTCAGGTATATTTTCCTTACCAACCAACCTTCGCAATCAAATTCATCATATTGCCGTTTTATATCCCATTCTTTATCCTCAATTATTATTACCTTATTAATTGGTTGGTAAAGAAAATCATCAACTCTTTTAGCTATATCACCATTCGGGTAAATAAATAAAGTCTGTGTCTTTTGTGTCATAATTTTTACAGATTTACAACACCGTATATAAGCCATTTTAAGTGCATATAATCAGGTGTTTGTGTTATTATTAATATTTGTTTTTTAAATCAAATTCCGTTAAACGGCTCATATACTTTTCCGTTACCCCACAAATATACTCATTAAAGTATTTAGAATAAATATAAATTAGGCTATAGATTATTTAATTCTATTTTCACTTGTTTCCAATATTCACACAAATCAATTGCAGATTCTAAAGTCAAATAATGCTTTACTATATAACCTTTAAAATCTTTTATTATTTCGTCTACTATTATTAATGATAGTTTTTTAGCTAATTTTCTGCTAGTATGTCTATGCTCTACTGCATTAAAATATTTATTCAATAATTCTTCTGCTTTTTCTTTTGGTTTCATAGCTTTTTATTTAGTTTTTTGATAAATCTATATCTTGATGTTTTATTATCAAACCATATTCCTATCTTTTCAGGGCATGGAATAGATATAACCCATCTTAAATAAGGAATAAGGCCAATAAAGCCAATTCCCCAATGAGTATCCATTACAAATGCAATCTCAAACTGGACATTATCTAAAGTCCATATTGTTATAAATAACCATCTAAATACAAATCCGCTTGTATTATGCTCATTTGCACTTTTCAATTCTAAAACTGGTACTAATGGAAAGATGTTTTTGTTATACCATTTTTCTTTTCTCATTTTACCTGATGCTGTTTGTGACATAGCTTTTTATTTAGTTTAACATTATTACATAACCATTTCTTCCTGCACTACTACCATGTAGCCATTTTGAAATAATATACAGATATTATAACAAAGCCCATTAATATTACTACTGCCTGATCAGTATTCCCACTATCCTAAAAAATTGTGCAGACGGTCAAGAGTTGTCAGGCCGGACATTGCTCTCTTTCGTGGGATTTCGTAATAAATAGACTGGATGCTTTTTGTTTTAAAGTCGATGCAATCACTTTCCGCAGTAGCCATTTTTGAACTGCTATGTACAAAAAATAACCTCATCCAGTGGCATTCGGATGAGGTTGTACATTTTAAACGCGAATCATGAATAGCTGAACATTTACAGCTTAAATATGAAGTATTTTTAATTTCTTTTGTCATAATCCGCGTTTAAAGACTTCGCCACAAAGTCATGTGCAAATATAGTAAAATTATTTCTGATACAAAAACACATCCATAATATTAGTCTCAGAAATAGAAGTGACATCACAATCAACTACCATTTTACTAATCTCTACATTCAAATATTCCTTTGCTTGTTCCAGGCTATCAGCAACGATAAGCACGTTATTACTAACCTTCTTCTCTTTCCCGGCTGATTCATCAACTGAAATAAATTGCAGCTTAGCGCGATAATATTTGTCTCCATCATTTCCAAGAAAAAGATCGGTATAATTTGATAATTTAATTGGACTAATGATATAATTATAAGTGAACTTAGTTAATTCTTTTATCAATCTTGATTCACATTCAGTATAACTCATTGCATCGACAATAAATGCAACATTAAATTTCTTCTCTTTACCGCTTTCTTGGTCGATAGTGGTGTACTTTACTTTTGCTTCGTACATGATTTTGATTTAATTTTAGTTAATTATTTAGGTAATTATACATATTTGTTAGCAACCGTTTAAAATTGCCTCAATTCCTTCAACTGACAAATTTTTTGCACTGTGTCCATAATGAGAACCAATAAACTTTTTGCATTTAAACTGCTTATATCCAGTATTCACATTTTGCCTAACTTGTACAGTATACCAACTGGTATTAAAATAATATACTTCAAGTAATTTCCATTTACTATATTTTGGGGAAAACCAATAAAACAAACGGATGCTAACACTTTGTGAAGTACTTGACTGATCATGTTTATAATCATTTATGCTCATATTAATTACTTTTAGTGTTAATAAACTATTGTGCTGTTTTTAAAGTGCAGGCATAACACACACATTTTTTAATTAATCACTTTTCTAAAAAAGGCTCTAAAGCAGAATAGCTTCTAAAAACCTTTGAAATAACATGAAGCTCATTGACATTTAAATCTGTTTCTTCAATGTCATCTTCAGTTACTCCAATTGAATTAAGCCTGGCAACAAATACAGCATCTGTTTTAGAAAAGACATTTGCTATATAAATGTCTAATTCTTTTAATTTGTAAGTTTTCATGTTCTTTAGTTTTAATTGTTAGTGAGGTTATCCTCATTCGTTGGCACAAATATAAATCTAATAATTAGAACGCGCAAGCAAAAACGCTAATTTAGAATATTTCTAAATAAAGCCATTATTTAAATTCATTCTAAATGATTTTTGTTTTAGATTTGCCGTATATTAATAAAAAATAAATGAATATGGGAACTAAAATTAAAGCATTATTTCAATTATCAGGGCAGTATTTTAAATTAGTTGGCTTATGGATAAAGCTATTATTTAATCAATTAAATGAAAATAGAAGATCATTTAAGCAAGCCAAAAAAGAATTATATCTAAGGAATGAAACGATAAGATTATGGGCAAAAAAACCTAATAGTGGAACAAATAAAAAACGACTTGTATTATTTAATTACATAATGAATGAAGCTGAAACTGAGAATTTCAACTTGATTAATTTGATGTCAGATAAAGAAATAGAGAGATGTTATAATTCATCATTTTTCAACAAAGGATATGATGAAAAAATAATCAAGAAGAAAAGGATTTATAGTAAAAATTTCGCTCAATGGCCTTTTACTGTAAGCAAATTAGACATCTATTGCATGAATGATGATGTTGTTTATTGTACTATTAAAGTGCATAATAATGAATACAATTATGGCTTAAATGGCCGCGCTACTGATGTGCTAGGACTGATTAATATAACAGATTCAGAATATATCATAAAAGATGATAATAAAATGAATGAATCAATTAATGAATTTATTGAATTTGGGCTTAATCTTTAAATAATGTATAACAGTTGAGCATATGCTACGTAGCGATCAATTGACACAAAAGATAATAGATATACTAACTAAAAATTAAATAGAAGCGATGGAAAAGTACACAGTAGAAAAAGAATTAAAAATGGGCGGTGTAATTGTTGAGAATTACATAAGGAAGTTTAACTGGTTAAAATTTAGATTTGAACAAATTAGAGTTGATTTAGATAAGACCATTGTAAAAACCATAAAAAATGAATATTTAGCCTTTTGTGATGATGGTAGTGTGATTTTGAAAGACTTTAATGGAAACGTTAAAACTTTAGAATAGAGCGTTGGCATATTTAATTTTGACCAAATTACTATAATGTTGAACCTTACAGCAACTAGCTATGTAGTATTATGCCTTGTTAGTTGCTGTTATTATTAAAATCATGACACAGCACATATTACCTATAAATGACATTGAACCACACGAAGAATCGATCACTTGCAAATGTAAGCCAAATGTTGAACATGTGGAAGGAAATATGATAGTTATACATAATAGCTTTGATGGAAGGGAGCGACAAGAAGAGCTGATAAGTTCAGCAATTAATAACAAAAATACATGAAGAGTTTCAATGCTTTATGTATATAGTTATTAACTTAAATAAATAGATATGAAATTGAATTTTGATTTTTACGATGAAGATAAACTAAGAGATGATCTATTTAAATTAAATAGATTTTGTAGGCATAACGAACCACTAACTTTGAATTACCTACATACTTTGAAACGAGAATTAAATTTTATTATAAACCTGCTAACTGCCTATAAATTATATACTTTGTTAGGTGTTGGCGCTTAAATTAAATTAGAATGGATAAGATTCAAGAAAGAGCAGAGCAAGCTAAGAAATTTGCCATTGCAGAAATGATAAAAAGAGGTGCAACAGATGCAGACCTAGAGTATTTGGAAGAAAATTGGATGCGTTTTTATGGCAAAATCACTAAGCGTGGTGGACTTGAAAAGCCAGAGGATTTGGCTGGTAACTTTATAGCATTTGCCATCAATTTAGAACTAATGTTTGACGACCAGTTTTAGTTAAATGGTGTAAGCGTGGGCTGGCTGCGCTTACACCTAACTAGTGGATATAAAACACTGCCTTTGTAATATATTTAAAATCAGCTTATTGGAGATTAAATGTTAATCATAAAAATAAGTCCCAATTATGGGGCTTTTTTTATGTCCAAAATCTCTATTTAAATTCATTCTAAATAATTCGCTATCTTTGTGTAAAAGATAAGTATTATGGCTCTGGCATCTGAATTACTTTTAAAGCATGCAAATAATATAATAGATAACTTATCTAGAATTACGGATATATCTGTTAAAAAAGCTACAGGAAAAATGCTAGATGCTAATGAAAAGCAATTGGATGAAGGGATATTAAATACTGGTCAACCTGTAGTTCCCGAATATTCGCCTGGATATAAGAGAAGAAAAAATAAGCCTAACTGGAATCCAAATCTAAAAGATACAGGAGCTTTTAGGCGGTCATTTTTTGTTAATGTTACAACTGAAAATTTGACATTTAATGCAACTGATTCAAAGACAGGAAAGCTAACAGATAAATATTCATCTGATATTTTTGGATTAACTGAAAAAAGTTCAGAAGAAGTCTTTCAAGCTTATGTATATCCTCCTGTATTAGATTTTATAACAAAATCACTTATTAAATATGTCGGGTAATAAAATAGAATATAAGCATTATAAATCAATAGATTTTATCACTCTATTCTGCTATAATAAAGTAGATACAACAGGTGATTTAAGATACTTATTTAAGCTGGAAGATTATGAGGAATTGCCTGATATTGATACTGCTTATCTATCTTCAGTATGGGATGATATGAAGCTTGAAAAACAAGAGTTAGAATTGAAATTAAGCAGACGTAATAAGAATCTATTTACTGATCAGGTATATATTTTTAATATGCAAAAAAAACTAATGAGAATTCATGCTTTAGTTGCTCTGCTTGGATTAGAGGAATATTATAAAAATGAGCATTATATCAATGAATTATCAAAAGAAGGTTATAGATTGAATCCTAATAAAAATTACTTTGATGAGCTTGTAAGAGTCAAGAAGCAATCAATGAATATTCAAACTAAGATAGCAATAAAGCATTCAGAAATGATGTCAAAATTAGGAACAAATAAGGATAATGAAGAAGTAAGTATTTATAAAACTATAGAATCTATTGAAGATTACACAAAAAAAGATATTGATATTCACAAAATAACTATGCGTAAATGGATTGAGAAATTGCACAAAGTTAATGAAGAAGTTACTCGTAAATCTATGAAAAATGGCTGATCAAGCAACAAAAATATATCAAGAGCTTAATGTTCTAACTAAACAGCTTACTGATACTACAAAAGCTTATGCTAATGTATTAAAAGGATTAGTTGACCAGGAAACTCAGACTGTAGCAATAGGTAAAGAAAGCATTAAAACAATTCGCGACTTAATAAAGGCTCAGGAATCATTTGCAAAGAATACTAAAGCAGTTGAAGAAGCTGAACGCCAATTAATAAAGACAGAATCATTACGGGCTAGGGAGCAGGAAAAAGTAAATCGTGAACTATTAAAGACGAAAACTGCCCAAGATAAAGTTAAAAAATCAGCTAATGATCTAAATGGTGCATATAGAAAGGCATCTGCTGAATTGACAACAGCAAGGAATAAAGCTAAGGATTTAGCTATTCAGTACGGTGTGACATCAAAACAATTCAAAACAGCTGCAAGTGACTTAAGGCGTTTAGATACTGAAATGAAAAGAATTGATGCGGCTGTAGGTCAGAATCAGAGAAGCGTAGGTAATTATCAAAAAGCACTTGGAGGATTGAAAAATGTTTTAGGTGCGGCCGGAATAGTTGGAGGTGTTCAGTTATTTGTAAGATCGTTAAAGAATGTAATAGAAATAGGCAAGCAATACGAAAAACAAAATGCCGTATTAGCTGGTGTTTTAGGCAAAACTTTAAAAGAAACAAAAGCCTTACAAGATGAATCTAAAAGATTAGGTGCAACAACTGCATTTAGTGCAAGTCAAGTAACTGAATTACAAATAGAATTAGCTAGGCTTGGCAAATCAGAACAAGAGATTATAGCCAGTACTGAGGGTATTATAGACGCCACTATAGCATTAGGATCTGAAACAGGTGAAACAGCCGCTTTAGTTGGTGCTACATTAAATGCCTTTAATTTAGGAGCTGAACAAAGCTCTAAAGTAGCTGATGTGCTTACTTTATCTACTCAGAAAAGCGCATTAAGTTTTGAAAAATTAAATGTAGCATTGCCAATTGTTGGCGGAGCCGCTGCCGCAGCCGGAATTAAATTAGAAACGGTGGTAGCTCAATTAGGGCAAGCATCTGATAGGGGTATTGATGCTAGCACGGCAGCAACTGCATTAAGAAATATTTACATAGAACTATCTGCTAAAGGATTAACACTTGAAGAAGCGTTGAATAAAATTAATTCGTCTCAAAATAAATTAACAACAGCAAATGAATTATTTGGTAAACGATCAGCAGTAACAGCTATTGCTTTAGCCGATAATGCAGAAAAGACCAAAACACTTGATGAGGCGCTGCAAAATGCAGGAGGCACAGCAAAGAAAGTTGCAGAAACACAACTTAATACATTAGATGGACAATTGAAATTGCTTAATTCTGCATGGGAGGGATTAGTATTAAATATAAATGATTCTGAGACAGCATTAGGTAGATTTTCTGTTAATAGCGTAAAATTTTTAACAGCAACAATAAATCAATTTGCTAATCTTGGTAAAGAAGCTGAATTATTAACAAGGTCACTAATAACAGGATTCAATGATACTGATGATGCATTATTAAATTATCTTATTGATACTGGAAGAATTGAGGACAGTAATGGAAATATAATATCAGTAAAAGAAGTATTAGATAGTGTATATGAATCGTATAAAAATTTAGATGAAGAAACGAAAGAATTAATTGATTTACATGAAAATCTAGCATTAGCATTAATTAAGGCAGGCGGTGAGGCTGAAGCAGTTGATAGGATAGCTGAATTATATATAGGCCGAATAGAACAGCAAAATGCATTATTGAATCATAATAAAGAAATAATAGATGAAAATGTAGAATCAGTTGAAGAATTATTAAAAACAGAAACAGATTTAATAAAAATACAAGAGAAATTATTAGAACAAGCTAAAGAATTACCAGGTACTACAGAGCAGGAAATAGCTGTAAGAAATACAAAAATACAGATAATTGAAGAGGAAATAAGAAGATTAAAGGCATTGATTGATGTTCAAAAAACATCATTTGAACCTTTAAAAACAAGAGCTGAAATAGCTATTTCAACTGAAAATAATATAAATATGGCTGTAAAGGCATCTGCAAAAATATTTGAAGATGCTGAAAAAGCAAAAACACAGATAGCATTAGAAGAAGCACAACGGAGAAAAGAAATAAATGATGCATCATTAGAGGCAGGATTTGAATCAGCTCAAATAATAGGAGATCAATTATTTCAAAACGCTCAGATAAGGCGAGATAATGAAACACAAGCTGAGTTAGATGCGCTAAATCAGAGGTTGGAAAATGAAACTTTAGATGAAGAACAAAGAGAATTAATTCAAAAACAAATACGCGAAAAAGAGAAAAAAGCTAAAACTGATCAAGCAAAAGCAGATAAAAAGGCTGCAATAACTCAGTCAATTGTAAATACAGCTTTATCTATTGGGAAGACTGCTGCGACAATACCATTCCCGGCAGCAATACCGTTTATTGCTTTTGCTGCGGCCACAGGATTAGCTCAGACTATTGCCATAGCTTCACAGCCATTACCAAAATTCGACAAAGGAACAAAGAACTTTCCTGGGCTTGGTTGGGTAGCGGAAAGACGGCCTGAATTAGTAATGCATAATGGTGTAACTGAATTATTCACTAAACCAACTATTTTAGGTAATGAATACAAAGGGGATGAAGTTATCGGAGGTGTTGAAACTGCAAAAATGCTCGATCAAATGACAAGGCAGGAGCTTATCAATAATGTATCTAATCATTCAGATAATGTGCAAAATATGATGATTGCTAATGCAGTTACAAAGGCATTTGAAAAGCATAGCAATAGAATGGTTGATGAATTAAGAAAAAACAGGCCAGTAAAGAATAGTATTGATTATAGAACATCTGATTTAAGAAGAAGTCTAAGAGATTAATATGGCAACATTTAAATTCAAAATACGCGACAACAAAGGAACTGCTACATTTGGAGCCGATCAGGTGAAAAATTGGTCTGATATAGAGATTAATTTCACGCGAAATAAGACTTATAAGGGTATAGTTAGAAAATTCACTAATACATTTGAATTTGTAGATGCTATTAAATTAAGAATAATTCAATTATTAGATGAATATGGCCCGGATGCTGAATTATTCATGCGTATTTATGTAGGTAATGATAATAAAGAGAGATCAAGTTTCAAGTTACTTGGAGATGGGCAGGAGTTTAAAGCTGATTTCTCATCTATTGAAATTGATGAATTAACAGCTAAATTAAATTTCACTGATTCAGGATATGAAGAAAAATTATTTTCCCGCGATAACACAAAAGTAAATTTTGACGCTACGGAATCATTTGATGGGCAAGCTATATCTGATTATACGGATTATTTAAAGACTTGCATATTGCATGACAGAACTATTTATTTATATAGTGAATTGAATAGTTCATTTCAGGTAACTACAAATTTTTATTCTTTACCAGAAGATTTTATAATAGTTGGAATGAATAAAACTAATGTATCTGATAGTGATATTAAAAATGTTACATCCGCAAATAAAGAAACTGATAACTTAGACATTGAAAATTATATTTTATTGAGATCAGAAGAAAATAAACCTTTTAAATTAAATATATCTGGAGATATAAGAGCATCTGGTACTGGTTTATTGCCTTCTGAAGTAGATATGTATTGTACATTAATAATATATAACGAAGAATATCAGGAAGTATCGCGTACAGAAAAAAGCATTACCGGATGGGAATTTGAATCAGCAGTTTTATCTGTGATTACATTAAAAACATCCATAAATTTTAATTTTGACGAAAATATTAATGAAAATTATTCTGTAGCAGTTGGATTTTTATTAAAAAATAGAACTAAAGATATATCATTAATAATATATCAAAAAACTGAATTATTTAATGATCTAGAATATAATATAGAATCTATATCTTACTTCCCAACAACAACAACAGATTTCATTTTGCCTCACGAATTATTCAGTCGATTAGCTGAAATTTATACAGGTGAACAAGATTCATTTTATTCAACATTATTTGGCCGTACTGAATTAGGATATTCAAGCAATGGGGAATGGGCTTATTTAGGCGTTGCTAATGGTAAGATGATAAGAGGATTTGATTTTACGAAAAATCCGCTTAATACATCATTAAGAGATGCATTTCAGTCTTATAATTCAATTCTTAATATAATTGCATTCATTGAATTTATTGGAGGTAAACCGCGATTAAGAATAGAGAAAAATACACATGGCTATGATACTTCATCTATTTTGAATTTAGGCGATGAAATATCAAATGTTTCAAGGAAAAATAATGAAGATCTATTATTTACTGAAATAAACATAGGATGTAAAGATTATGAATATGAAGAAGTAAATGGACTTGATTCGTTTAATGGAACATTCACTTTCTCAACCCCATTGAAAATTAAAGACAAAAAATATGATCAGATTTCTAAATATAGATTTGATGATTATGGGATTGAATTTGCTAGGCGTAAACAATTCTCATTGTCAGCAACTGAAGATACTAGATACGATAAAGATATTTTTATAATTGATGCTAAATTAGGTGCAACTGGAATAGAAGCTGTTAGAGCTGAAGATTTTACAACTGTAAATAATATTTTAGAACCTCAAAATGTTATTAATTTAAGGCTATCTTCAAAACGAAATTTAATAAGACATGGTGATATAATCAGATCGGGATTGATTCATAAACAAGCTGATTCATTGATATATGTTAAAGGTGCTAATAATGCAGAATTGCAAACTCAATTAACTACTGAATCTGAATTATTGATTGAAAAAGATAATGTTTTAATAGGTGATTTATATAATCCTTTATTTTTAGCTGAATTAATTGAACTAGAATGTCCATTTTCAAATTGGCAATTTGATGATATAAATTCCAACAAAAATAAAATGCTTAAATTTGTATATAAAAATTATAATCTATTAGGCTTTATTGATGATATAAGCTATAAGATTAATGAAGAGAAGGCAAATGTAACATTATTAAGAGCAAATAGATAATGGCAAATTTCGCAAGTAGAACATATAAGATAATTTCAGTTCCATCACCTGGATCTGAATCTTTTGATCAAGGATTTTCTTATAATACTACGCTTGAACAAATATATGAATTACCTGCTTTATCTAGAACTGGCCCGCAAACATTTACAACTTATTTGCAATCCATTACAGGCGTAACTCAGAGATTAGCTGAAGCATTAGGATATGATTATGAGCCTGGAGGTTTAGTTATAAGTCTACCGATAGAAATATTAGTTGTAGGCTTAGGTGATGAAATAAAAATATCTGCAATTCAATATGGTTGTGAATTCACTGCATATACGCCTCCTGCATGGATGATTATAAGTGAGGATATACCTGAAGTACCACCTGCTGCTGAATTAGAGATAACATCAATAACACCGACAACAGCTGATGGAGTTGATAAATGTAATAATGTAAGATATGATTTTACAATAGATAATGATATTCCTGCTGATTATCCTATAGATATTATATCACCAATTGAAAAAGTATGTAATACAGTAGATGATTTATATTTTGATTATTTAAGATATCCTGTCCCTACAGCAATATTAGTTATACAATCAGCAATAGGCAATACAGCTGATTTGATAATGCCAAATGTTGATAAATATGATATAAATGGAGTTACTGTTATTGAAACATTTACTGGAGCAACAGCAACCATAAATATAGAAATTACAACAATTCCATTTGCTATATATAGCCTGACTACTACTTATTCATTAGATGATATATCATATCAATCATCTAATGTGTTTTATGGATTGACACCTGGTAGTTATACGGCATATGTATTAGATAATTATGGATGTAAAAAAAGCACAACGTTTGAGGTAATTGGTGTAACAGTAGATAAGCCCGGCCCGGTATTTATTATTGAAAATGCAAATCCATTAAAATTTTATAAAAGCACAGAATTTACAGCGTGTGGGGAAATACCAAATTTTGATAATAGTCCTATATCTGATCAGGGTTATTGGAATATTGAAAAACAGAATTATCAACAGCCAGTGAATCAATGTGATGATGTTATAACGCAAATAAAAACAACTTATGAAACCATTACCATTAATGTTGTAGATTGTGATAATAATATAGTTCAGGTTCCTGTTGTAAGTCTTGAAACAGAAAACATCTTACAGAAAGATAAAAGAGATTGTCAATTGAAATCAGGTGATACAGGAAAGACAAATATATATTATATTACCGGAAATACATATGATCCAGGCACAACAGATATAAATGGTAGTTATACATTGAGTAATGGAGTTTTACCAGAATGGGCGAGTGACGGTAATATAGCCAGTGGAATAACTATAACATTATCAAGTACTTCATTAAATGGAACATTTACAATTGAACAATCTGTTTATGATGAAGAAATACAAGGATATGCACTTCAGATAAATGCAGTTTTCACAGGGACTCCAGGAGAAGCAGGGATAACAGAAGCCGTATATAATGAAGAAGATTATAACATATATGAATTTACTATTGATTTCGCTTCGATAGATGAAGGGATTTATAAAGTTTATGTATATGGTACTGATACAGATCCACGCTATGATGATGTGCTATGGATAAGCGAAGAGATATTTAATTACGAAAATCACGAAAGAACAGTATTATTCAGATATTCAAATCCTGATAACATACAACAAATTGATTATTCTACAGGAGTAGAATTTACATTTAGGGTTCCGGCTAGATTTGTGAAATATCGAAATGGAGGAGAAAGTGAGAATTTTGTGAGTGATGATGGAACAAAAAAACAATTAAAAGGAGTTGTTATAATGGAGATTCAATTAGAGACTTCATTAATTCCTCAATATATGGTTGAAAAATTATTTATTGCTTCAATTCATAAAAATCTGTACATAAATGGAGTAAAAGCAACATTATCAGAACAAGGAGAAAGCGAAGATTTATTTTCAGAAAGAAATCCTTTTTATACTTATGTTGCATGGTATCAGTTCGGTGAACCAATTGAAATCAGTGATGCAAGCGGTATAATTAGCACAACAGGAAGAGCATTAGAAGTAAGCGGTAACGCGTTATCAATATCAATATAATGGCAACATCGGCAAATAAAATAACTTTAATTCCAACTAAGGGTTTACCACCAGCAAGTGCGGTTCCAAATGGAGGCATTACTAATATCTATGATCCTAATGATAAAAAGGATAAAAAAATAGACCTTGGTAAATTAGGGGATAAAGCAATAGTTGAATTAAGTACAAATCTAGACCCGGCAACTGCAAACATACATTATTTAGTAGATGCTTCAGGTGGAGATATAATTATATACTTACCTGCTGTTGTTGCTGGAAATAAGGATAGATTTATCTTTACTTTAAAAGAAAATAGCAATCATTGTAATATATCTGTTAAAGGTGGTGGTCAATTAATAGGCAGTAAATCTGTATTAAATTTAGCGACTGTAAATGCTCAGGTAGTAATTCAAGCTAATGGAGTTGATGGATATTATATATTATCAGACGATAGGGAATATTACAGAGTAATTGAATTCTCTTCAAATCTTTATTTAACAAATGGCATAGAAAGTGGAGCTTTATATGTAGGTTTCCCTGCAAGTGGAACAGAAATAGTAGTTACAGTTAAAAATTGGACATCTGATTATAAAGGTGAATTTTGCAAATTTATAAAAGGTAGTGGGGTAAATTCATCTGTTCGAGTAGTCAGTGAAGATACTACATTTGATGAATTAATAATAACAGATGATACTGGATTTGAATTAATTTACGGAGCTTCAGGTTTTAGGAAAGGGCAAAATAGCCGAATATCAGAAGCCTTGGTGACTTTATATTTCTATCCTACTACTTCACTAAGTACTATAGAAGGAACTTATTATAAGCTTGTAAACAATAGTGAAGATCCAAGTTATAATAATCCTGCTGCAATTTTTTCAACACCTCCAATTACAAGTATTACAGATCAATCAGTAGGATTTTTTATTAATGATGCAAAAGCATTATCAGGATTAGTAGCTGAAAGGGGGATATTGGCAGCTGCACAAATAAAACTTCAAACAACATATAATAGACAAGCAGCTATAAAATTTAGATATTATGAATACGACATACCAACATTAACTTTAAATCCAATTCCTTTAGCTGAAACATCATATTCAGAATTTATAAGCAGTACGACTACTTTAGAAAAATTTGTATCAGGTCTATTGCCTACAAATGATTGGACTAATAAAACATTAGTTATTGAATTAATAGCAAAAAAAAGTGCTACAGTTGGAGATAATCCAATCATTGATTTTACATTTGGAGGCGTAAGCCCTTCTAAAACAACTATTGATTTACCAGCCACAGGCGTAAGTCATGATTCATTACCTGGCAAATCAATTGCTAATCCTAGTATATCATTTGGGCATGTTGATAATAAATATCCTTTTCAAACGCCTCAGTTATCACAAACAGAAATAGATGCATTATCATTAACTGCTGCTAATGCAGGAATGATAGTACATAATACAACTGTTGATGTGCGACAGGTATGGAATGGCAGTGCATGGTTAAATGATGATGGAAGTGGTGAAGGATTACCATTTCTTTTATCTCAAATAGATTTATCATCTACTGTTCAAGCAAATCCAGGTACAGGAAAATTAAGATTCAATAATGCTAATCAATCATTAGTAACTGCATTATATATTAATGATTCTGAATATGATAATGGGTTAATTGAAGATTTTGTAAGTAAATTAAGTACAGGATCAATATTTGCGTTAAAAAATAAAGGTGATAGGACGAAATGGGTAAACTATGAAGTAGTATCTATAGTAGATAATACAGGATACTGGACTATTAACGTAACAGTAAAAAATAAAGGAACTGATTTTGTTGATTTAGACATATGTGGAATAATAATAAATAGTTTTGATCAGTCATTATATAATGAAATCAAAACAAGTTCAGAATTGCAATGGCAATTTGATACTGTTACAACAAAAGGTGATCCTGGAAGCGGTAAATTCAGGCGTAATGCAACTGGTACGGAATTATATGTGAATCTAGTCAATTATTTAGGCAAAGATTTATATCCTATTCTTAGCGTATTGAAATCAGGAGCCGCGATTTATGCCCAATGCAGAACTTCAACATCAAGATATTTGGTAGGGTTTCTATCAGGCGATTCTGTAAGCGAAGGTAGTTATTACACTATTCCGATTTCAGCTGGAAGTTATGGAGCTTTTAGCTTAGATGATATCGTTGGGTTTGTTTTTATTAATATTCCTGGTACTGGCGGAGGATCTGCTTCTCCTGAATGGGCTTTAAATGCGGCTTCAGCTTGGGATGGTTCAAGTAGATCGCCTGATATGGCTTTAAGTGATGTTGATGAATGGCCGATAAATAATGGCACAACAACACTTACATTTGCAAATCCTACGAATGTTTCAACAACGGTTGGTAGAAAAAAATATGTAGTTATTGATAATAGTGGAAATGCATCTGCTATAACTTCGATTTCATGGGGAGCTAATTATAATTTCGTAGCAGGAAGCAGAATAACAGGTATTGCAGCAAATTCAAAATATCTACTTGAATTATTCAATAATCTTGGTACAATTCGTTGTGATATAAATCCAGATGAATAATGGCTAGAGGAAAATTAAATCAACAGGCTGCATCTGTACTTAATATCGTAGATTATGACGAAAATAATCTGCCTATCGGAATGACTGAGGATCGAAGCAATGTATTATCTGCTAATTTCGGTACTCCAAGATATCCACGGCGTGGAGGATGTTATAAAGGTACAGGTATAGATGGAACAAACTATGTAATAATCGAGAATATAGGATCAGAGACTATAACTGAATACGGGTTTTCAGCATGGCTTGAAAAAACAAATACTACCACAGAACAGGCATTTATAGGGAATGGTAATGCTTTTAAAATAAGAAGAGTTAACCTTAATTTGCGTGTATTTGGTTTAGGAGTTAATGTTACATCATCCAACTTTTTCACACTAGATGACAATAGGTATTACCATATAGTAGTAAATATACACTCGTCTGGTGTTGATTTTTATAGGGATGGTAAATTTGTAGAAACTATAATAGTCTCTCCCGTATTTCAGGCTTTAGTTGATGATAGAATTGGGTTTGGAGGAACCTCTAACGATGATAGATTTAGACCTGATGGCGGTTTTTTCGACTTTTATTTTTTTAAAAGGGTTATTACAAATAACGAGGTAGAAAGTATTTATAATTTCAAAAATGTATCGGGTGCTTTTTGTTGGTATAAAGGCGATGAAAACTCAGGAACAGTAGCATATGACTCTTCAGGTAACGGTAATCATGGTACAATAACCAATGCAGTAACAGTACCTCCAGAAGTTAACCCCAACTCAATCCATCAGTATCAGGATATTAAGAGCTGGCATAATGATGAGGGGTATTCAGTAGATAATACAGGTGCTTATCCTGTATTTATACCGAAAGATAGATCAATCCAACTCCCACCTTTCAAAGACGTACTTGGGAATGATTTGCAATATGTTGGGAAGGTACCTGGAAAAGCTAAATTTGTTGATAGCAGTTGTTTTATTGGGGGTACAAGTAGCTTATCTAGAATAAGTCCAACATTCATATCTACGAAACCAAATATCCAACTAACTGGTATTATAGATGGTACTTTTTTAGGGGAAGTCTTCAGCCGATATAAGCCATCTTCCGCCAATTACTTTCGCATATTAAGATCAGATTCCACCTCAATGCAATGTATTGTGATATCACAATCCATTCAAACGTTATCTATGTCTATTACTGTGGGAGTTGTAGATAAAGTGGATTTTGAATTAAAAATATACGGGAATAACGTTTATTTCACTGCAAACGGACAAACAGTCTCTGACACGACAACGATGACGACTGGATTAAGGTTGACTGGTGGCACAGCAAATTTGACAATCGGTAATAATGATGACGGTACAAGTGCGTATGAGGGAAAATGTTATAATTTTCAATTAAATGAATTAGATTCCTCAGGTAACTTTGTTCAAACATTAGGTCATTGGCCACTCTGCGAACCAATAAAAGACGCAGCTAACCACACATACTATGATATCTCAGGAAATGGTAATCATGCAACTCTAATAAACGGTTCAACCGCTAATGGAGGGAAGCAGGATGAATACCATTGGTTGCAAAAATATGGATGGACGGTTGGTACAGGGAGCAACGGCGCGCCTGTCGGGCATATTATCCCCGCTAAATTTGACGGCACGTCTGATGCCGTTGGTAATCCTTTGGATATAGTTCAGGATGGCTATTCATTTCTTGATTCAGGCTGTAAATTAGAGCAGTATAGTTATCCTGCTATTCAAGATTCATTTTGGAGAGATTTAGGCACGGGAGCGATGCTACAAAAACAGTTTTCAGATTTTACAGGGGTAGAATCTGGTGATACTGTATTTAATGATATATCTGAACCATATAGGGTTAAGCAGACAAGAACTCATTCAACTGCATTAACAGGTAAGCAATTATTAACAGAAAAGAGAATCACTAATAATATATAATAATGAAAGGAATATTTGAAATAAAAGCAAATGAAGCTTATACGATAAAAGGTATTAATCAGGAAATGTTTAATTATGAGTTAATACCTGGCATGACAGTAAAAGATTATGTTTTCAATATTATAGCTAGAGGGTGGAAAACATGGAATGGCGATAATTGCATTCATGCTGAAATTAAAGAGTTATCTGTAGGTGAATTTTTATTGATAATGTCACTTGATAATTCAGATGTCAAATACTTTAATCCTTTCATCAAAATTGCTACTTCTGCCTTAGATAATGAAATACCTGAAGGAATTACAAATAGAATAAATCCTGCTGTTTTAGATGAAGGCGGGAATGAAATTACTCCGGCCTCTATAAAAACATGGAGAGAATGGGTTTTGCAAAACTATACAATTACAGATGTAGAAGGCTATTCATATTTTCTTTCAGCTGCGGGTACTGGATGCTCGTTGACTAGCGAAGAACTAATGATTATTTATAATTCTACTGATGCAACTTTAGTGGATGAAATACCAATAATAGAGATAGTAGAATGAAGATAATTATACTATTACTCATATTTCCTCTATCCTTAATAGCTCAGGATAAGCAAATAACAACATGCTATGATTCTAATGATTCAATAGTAATGAGAATCATTCAAGAAGGTAATTTTACGTATTACGAGAATAAAAGTACAATCATAATTAAGGATGAATTTAATGATTATGGTTATATCAAATACGTAAACGATACGGCCTATATGCTTACTATTAAAGAAGGTGATTTAATATTTTGGTATCGTAATATAAATGAGAAATGGGAGTATGAAGGAATGAAAATAGGCCCTGAATCTAAGCATGAATCTATATTGAATAGATGCAAGGCGTTGACAGGATCAATTACTAGGTGCAAGAGGAAAGGTGTCAACGGCTACTGTTGGCAACATAAGAAATAAATCACTATCTTTGAATAGGTTTAATTTAAAAGTTTAGTTATGCAGAAATTTGATCGGTTTTACAATGGAGAAGATGAGGAAACTAAGGACGATGCAGTACCTGAGGTTCCAGCAGGAGGAGGACAGTAATGATCACATGGCTAGCTATATTGTATTTTTTGATAGCTCAAAGCCTATTTAATGAATGCGCGCCGCCCTATAGTCTAGGGTGGTCCGTATTTTATTACTGCTCGTTGTGGGGATCTTTAATAGCGATATCACTAGAGGGGTATATGAGGGAATATTCATCGATACGTAGAAGTAGTTTTTTGATTGCTGTCATACCTATGCTTTTCCAGTTAATTTTGCATTTATCGTGTATAAATAAAAGTTATGAAGATTGGTACCGGATTGCCGATTCTAGGATTTTCGAGTTAATTTTTATAGCTTTGATAATGGTCACATCTTCAATTGTCATTTTCAGAAACCGTAAACTATGGGTGAAAAACTTAAGGAGTCTTGGCAAGTAATTTTATTTACTGCTTTTGTCAGCGTGGCTGCTTCTCTCACTATGAATTCGGCTTGTAGTGCTATTAAAAAAAATACTGAATCAGTTACTGAACAAAAGCTTGAAGAGGAAAAGGAGAAGATAATCAAGACATCAAAGGAGTACACCGATATGAGAGTAGATAATCTTAAAATGAATATTCAAATAGTCACCAATAATATAGAGAATGACGTTACGGAAATAAAAGAGAGCCAAGTTAGGGTTGAGAATTATTTAATTGATATATTGAAAAGAATGCCAAAATAAATAACATATGAGCTTCGATAAACACCAATTCAGGGAATTAATAGCCGATACTTTAGAAGAAATCGGCTTATATTCAGAGGATGCAGTTAATCTGCTGATGGGTACAGCGGCACAGGAAAGCGGTTTTGGAACCTATCTAAAGCAACTGAAGAATGGTCCGGCTTTAGGAGTTTTTCAGATGGAGCCAACAACATTTAAGGATATACTTGAAAAGTATTTAAAGCATAAAAAAAATCTTTATTGCCGCGTTTATGATGCATTAGGCTACGATTTTGTACCAAACGATCCTGAATTATTAGTATATAATTTGAAATTCGCAATAATAATGGCCCGTATCCATTACAGGCGAGTGCCGGAGCCATTGCCGAATGACTTGTCTGGCTATGCAAAGTACTATAAAAAATATTACAATACACATTTAGGAAAAGGGACGGAAGAGGAATTTATAAGAAACTATAAAGAATACGTGCTATGAAAAACTACTATTTACCCACGCCTAAGAAATGGCGTAAGATAGGCGATGGATTATTAGGGGCAAGCGCATTTATTACAGCGGCCGCAATTGGTCAGGATGTTGAATTAATAGCCTATATCGCTTTGGCTATTGGTGTGCTAGGTAAATTTCTCACGAATACTTTTTCAGAATGAATATTTTAAAACAAATAGGATTTTTCCTATGGTCAGCTCTTATATTCATTGCAGGATTATTCACTTATGCAAAGCTATTAGACAAGCCTGAGTCAGTTGTGAATAACGAATACGGAAGAATAAAGAATAAAGGTAAGAATAACGACATTTCAACGTCAAGTACTACCAATGTAGACCAGGACAACAAACAAGTTAAAAAGAAACTAATATCAAAGTTATTCAAGAAGAAAAATAAATAGTATATTTACACACCAATTCATAATGTTAGGTTTTCATATCTTTAGTTTTACCCCTCATCTCTCCTGTGAGGGGTTTTTTATTTAGAATCATTATAAATTACGCTTTACTCTTGCTCAATCTAATTATTAGATTTATATTTGTATCAACAAAACGATAGAGATATGAAAACGAAAAAAACTAATAATGGCACAATAGTAATGACAGGATTTAGATCAGCTCATTCAATTTGGATTTTTTGCATTAATAAACTAACTGAATTAGGCTATGATGTTTATGATGAATATAAATCAACAACAGGAAGTTATTATTTTACAGCTGAGAAACAAATAAATAATGGAGAATGGATGTTGATTGAATTCAGATCATCAAATCATACTAAATGTGATGAATTTGAAAATAAAGCTATAAATGTTATAAAAGAGAATGATTTTTATAAATTATCAGTAATTGATAATGAATCAAAAAAGCAAGTTATAGATTTTATTAAATCACTTTAAAAACTAAAGACATGGAAACAATAATCGTAAAAAAAAGCGAACAATTCATAGCAGTTATGAATATTGTAAGGTATAGTCAGTTAATTGATTATGCAGACAATTTTGATCCATCCGATAGGGAGCAGATTAACATCATGTTTTCAACCATTTTAAATTAGAATCATGAAAAACATTATAATATACTTCATAGCTTTTGGGTGTTGGCTAATTCATAGAATAGCAGCATTAAATCTATCAGATTTCTTTATGAGGTTATTTGACCCTGAATCTAAGCTAAGCAATAGAGTAATGACAACTATGATGGTTCTTGCTATTGTTGCGCTTGTTGGAGTTATATTGATAACTTTAATAAAATAACGGTATGGTGGTATGAAACGAAGCGGATTGCGAAGTGCATACCTATCGACCGAGCAAAAGTTTGAAACGTGCTACACACTTGGAATATCACTTAACCCGCTTTGTTTTATGACCGCTTGTTAGCAAACGTATTTTATAAATATTTAAATAATTATCAAAATGGAAAAACAGGAACAGGATTTTAAAATCAATTATTCGCTCGATTGGACTTATGGTGTAGAAATAAGCCAACTAAAAAAAGATATTGAAGAACTGGAAAAACTTGGTGCAACTCATGTTAATATAGAGCATGGTATAAGTTATGATTGCTCTTATGTTGAAATTGATGCGATTTGCAGAAGAATCGAAACGGATGAAGAGTTTGAATTGCGTAAAAAAGAAGTCGAAGCACGACAAGAACAATACAAGCAAAGAGAATTAAAGCAACTTGCAGTC